CTTTTATGGCGGGCTTTTCTTTCAGCTTCTGTTCTTGGTTTGCCGTAAGGCATATTATCCTCCCATCCGTTTTTTAAGTATCGGTCGAGCTTTCTTTCCTGTGGGCTTCCAGCCGTGATCTACCGCATATAATAATCGTTTCTGTCGAATAGCTTTTGTTTTACTGGTACTTTTAGCTTTTATTCCACCTGGAGTGGATACTTGATAGCCATCTACTTTTTTAATTTTAACTGGCATTATACTCCTTCTGGTACAACCTCAGCAGGCGATGGAGCTTCAGGAGAAGAAGATGTAGTCCCCTGTTCCCCACCAGCTACCTGCTGAAGTCTTGTTTTTAAGTTAGTTATATATTGTTGGAATAATTGTTTAATTTGATCTGGTTGCTGTTCGAATTCTGGGCTGTTTATATATTTTGTTATAACTTCTACATAAGCCTCATCAACTGTCTGAGGTTCTGGCATCTCGCCAGCAATTAATTTCTTTATATCATTACTTGCCGCAGACTGGCTCTCTTCGCTTTCCTTGCCTATTTCAATCCCGACTTCCTGCAGATACCTTGCGTACATATCGGCTTCTCCCGTTAGGAAAGTAATCAATCTCTTGGTTTTTTGTTTAGGATTCGGCACGTCCATATCTTCAAACATAGTTAATGGATCAATAGCTTTTCTTGCTGCCATCTCCATTGCCTCGGCTTTAGCTTCCCTTTTATCACTTGTACTGGCTTTTACACCTATTGCTATTCCGTCTTTAATCTTGTCCTGAATCATAGTAGCAGCTACCAATTCCCCATCCTTACCCATTTTCTTTACATAATGAGGTTTCTGATAAAAAATTTTCATCATTTGAATCGCCCAGCTTCCTATCTCGTAAATCGCCCTTTCAACGGTTAGATTCACTATATCATCAGAAATTGATAAATCACCTTCTCTTGTAATTTGTCTTGCTACACCACTTTCCGATTTAGATTCAACATCTCCACGTGTAGTTTTATGAGTAGAGAATAAAGAATCAATTTCTCTACGATTGCCCTCTATGTCAGTAAAAAGTATTGAGGGCGGTGCGACTCCAGGGATTACCATAAATGCTTTTCGTATGTCGTCTCCGACTCCTGCCTCGTTAAGCCATAAACCTTCTTCGGGATCATTGCTCTTTCTTTCAAACTGCTCTTTGGTAATCGCAGCTCCCGACGCTACTTCCTTTGGTATAACCTTGTCGGATAATTCGGTAATCTGTCTGCCTCTTTTGTTAATAGTTCTTTGCAGTTCTATGGCCTGTTCAACAGCGGTTGTGTCATCCAACGGACCATTACCGCTATTCTGATAGCTCCAAAAGATATAAGGTTTCCTCGGTCTGTCAAAAAAGTTCTTGTAAACATCATCTCCTTCTCGCCATTCCCAGTAAGGGGTTTTTGACTTACCTAATATAAGTCCGCCATATTTCCAAAACACTATCTCTTGGGGCTTCCCCTCCTTATCATAATGCGTAGCCCATACTTCTAAATATTTAATCTTCGAAGCCATTTGTCTTGTTGTACCAAGAACTATACCTAATTCTTTAAACAGTTCATCTTTCTTGTCAGGAAATTTGCTAACCACAACACTTAATGGCTCTTCGATCCATTCGGCTATGAATTCCATATTGTCGGCGGTGAAACCATCTTCGGGAATCGTAGCCGTGTGATCTAAAATAACATAATCAGGTTTAACTCTTTCATAAACAAAATCGCCGTCTTCTCCCAAGTTAGGATCGTATCTAAATTTAGTGATACCTATAAATTTAAGATGATTGTCTCTTAAAGAGTTTCTGGTGAGTCGTTTAGTCTGCTCATTTATCAATCTAATATCTAACCAATTTTCCAATTCCCTTGCCGCCTCTTTGTCTTCTGGCATATCAGAATTAGAAGTAATAATTAGATCTGGAATTCTGCTCGAAGCCATAGCCGTCCTATGCTCGGTATTCCGCCATATCAAGTTATCTTTATAAGGAATCTGCCAATCTTCGAATTCGCTTTCTTTCCAATGATCGCCACGCCAGAATTTTTCGTTTCTTTCTCGTCTTTTATTAATTTTTAACTTGTCTTTAAAGTATGATTCGCTCGCTTTAATCTTGCTTCCGATAACTTGTAAAAGTTCCTTATCGTCAATATCAAGGGTGAGTTCTGGCTCGTGAACTGTAATTTCTTCCTTACGGATTTCGTCTTCAGTTTTGGTTTCTATTTGTTCTTCCATTTTATTCAATTATAAATCTTGCATTGCAATTTTTGCCTTTGCCCGTCTTGCGATCTCTATACTTGCCCTGGCACTTAATTATTTTTCTTTTTTTCAATCCGTGATCTCCAGGGATTAAAGCTTTTATTTTCTGATCTCCGCTGTACTCAAAAGCTATTTTTCCACATACTGGACAATGAAAAGGAAGTGGTTCATTATCTCCTTGATTGCGTTCCGAAAGTATTACGCTTATCACTATTGGATTGGTTGGATCTATAATTTTCATTTCCTATATTATATCATATTTTAACAATTCCATAAATTGCCTATTCCAAGCTTTTTCGCACTTTTTTGTGTTTTATTCTTTCAAAGATTTTCTCTAATGGTGGAGTGATATATTCTCCGGTTTTCCTATCTATTGGCAAAGTTTTCCTGCCGAGATAAATCTTTTTTGTTTTTTTAGTGGGACTTGAATTGATTTTCCAAGTTTTTTGTATAAATACCATTCCCATACTTACAGCATCGTAGCAGTGATCTATATCACATTTCGCCACATCTTCAGGGTTATTCTCATCGTAAATGAGCGCTGGCAATGTTTCAATAGTATTTACACATCCTCTATAAAACTGCAAATACGGTTTACCATCAGCCGCGTCAGATAAATTTTGATGCATTATAGCTACTCTATTAATTCTTGCATCTTTAGCCAATGTTTCGCCATAAATGATTTTTATTTTTAATTTATTATTTTTAAATACTTCTTCAAACTTTTCAGCTATGGTTCTTTGTCCATATTCCCTTTTATAACAATCATGGGGCAATATCAAATATTCAATAGGTTCTATCTTAAAAAATACACTCATATCTTCAGCCCACCTCTCAGGACTTGTTTTGTTTTGATATATTTCTCTATATCCATATATCCTCTCAACACCAAATCTGTTTTCTGGACATACAGCCAACCATATTGCTGCTCCCATTTGATTATATCCCCAGTCAAAACAAACCACTTTTTTAGTATCTTTTAATTTGTAATCAAAATAATCCACTACGTGCTTATCGGAGATCCATTCGTGAAAAACCTGCCCAACAAATACATCCCATGATCCCCATCTCCAAGCTTTATATAATTGTTCATCGGTATTTTTAAGTCCTTCCAACATCATTATATAACCCGGATCATTCTTCATAAGTATAGGATTATCATCCACTTTTGCTGGAATAAATAATCTTTTTCTGCCAGTCACAGGATCTTTATATGGAGTTCTGGCAGGTGCCACATCAATAAATCTCTTCTTTACCCAAAAATGACCTACTCCGCCTGGATTAGTAGTTAAAAATATCTTCGGTTTAAGTTCTGGAGTAGTAGAACGGCAAGATGATATAAGTTCTAAATATCTTTTTTCTGAAGGTATCTGGGTCAATTCTTCAATAAGTATTCTATGATACTCGTGACCTTGATATTTAGTGTAAGCGTTTTCATCTTTCAAGTGCCCAGTGCGAATAATAGCTCCTGATGGAAATTTAATAATAGTTGGTTTGTAAGCTAATATAGCCCCTAATGGTGTGTACATTTTCCTTGCCCTGTCAATCCAGTCCGCTAAGTCATCGGCATTTCTTCTGATTACTAAAGCCCTATATTTCGGGTGATCTATATCCTTTAATAACCAAACAAGACCTGCCTCGGTCTTGCCTCCACCTCTCGCTCCGCCATAAAGTATCTCAAATGTAGTTCTTTTAAGAGCTTCTTCTTGAGGTCCGCTATTTGGTTTCCATTTTATTATATTCATTCATTATTATTTTCTTCTTCATCCTTGCCTTGATTGGGATTATAATAAATTATTTTTTCTTTTATTTTA